GTGCTGGTGGTGCTGGCCTTGATATTACTGAGGTGTTCAGCACTTATTTGTATGATGGTACGGGTCAAGCACTAGCGATTAACAACGGCATTGACCTTGATGGCGAAGGTGGTTTGGTTTGGGGTAAAAGCAGAACAGACAATGGTGTTCATAGCTTGTATGACACGGAAAGAGGGGTTCAAAAACCACTTTTTTCAAATGCTACCAACGCTCAAGGTGATGATAGCGGTGGAGGGTCTACAAATGGTTTATATCAATTCAATAGTAATGGCTTTAATCTTGGGGCTGATTGGGCTGGGAATATAAATGTATCTGGTCAGGATATGGTCTCTTGGACATTTCGGAAGGCTGAGAAATTTTTTGATATTGTTACATATACTGGGAATAGCACAGAAAATAGAAAAATATCTCATAATTTAGGGTGTGAAGTTGGGATGATTTTTGTGAAACGTACCAGTAGCGCCCAAAAATGGGTAGTCTATCATAGGGGTAATACTGCTGCACCAGAAACAGAAGTGCTTTATCTTAACTTAACAGACGCAACATCTGATTTAGGGTCTGCTTGGCATGACACTGCGCCAACATCTACTGAGTTTACGTTAGGAGATCAGGTAGGTGTTAATAAAAATGGCGAAACCTACGTTGCCTACCTATTCGCACACAACGATGATGACGGTGGGTTCGGCCCTGATGGCGACCAAGATATTATTAAGTGTGGTAGTTATACGGGTAATGGTTCTACTGATGGCCCTGTGATTGACTTGGGGTTTGAGCCTCAGTGGGTGTTGATAAAAGCTGCAACAAGGCCCGGGGGTGAAAACTGGGTCATATATGACAACATGAGGGGCATATCTACAGGCGGTGGCGACCCTGCACTTTTCCCTAATGACCCTGCGGCAGAGGATTATGGTGGGAGCGCAGACAACAGTTTAGATTTGCTACCTAATGGCTTCAAGATAACCAGTGCAAGTGGTAGGGTAAATGATTCTTACACCTACATCTACATGGCAATCCGCCGTGGCCCACTTGCTCCACCTGAGGCTGGGACTGAGGTTTTTGCTATAGACAGCGAAAGCACAACTGCACCAACTCCACCAAGTTACAATACTGGGTTTGCTGTTGATATGTTTTTGTCTAGACGTAACGTAACTACGAGTGGTAGTTGGTATTTATATGATAGACTACGCAAATCTGACGTTGGGTTGATACCTGACGCAACAAACGCAGAGTTAGCTTCAGGTGGGGCATACAGCACAAACGATAGAAATGATGGTATCGGCTCCTATACAGGCACAGTCTATTCAAATAAAGCATATGGTTGGATGTGGAAACGTGCGCCTTCCTTCTTCGATGTTGTGGCTTACAGCGGAAATTCAAGTACCAACACACTAAACCACAGTCTTGGTGTTGCACCTGAAATGATTATTTATAAAGCACGAAACGGCGCTGTGTCATGGCGTGTTCATGCTAATATTACTGGTAGTGGGTATGATCGTTTAGTTTTAGACTCATCCTCATCAAAAATAGATACAGAGGTATACGGTTCAGGTAAGGAACTTGCTAGTCAACCAAGTGCAACGGAATTAGTGCTAGGAAGCGGAAGCGGAACAAATAATAGCTCATCTTTTAACTACATAGCCTACCTCTTCGCAAGCCTAGATGGTGTGAGTAAGGTGGGGAGCTACACGGGTACTGGCGGTACACCACAGAATATAGACTGTGGCTTTACGTCAGGTGCTAGGTTTGTGTTGATTAAAAAGTCCAGTGGGACAGGTGATTGGTGGGTCTTCGATACCGCCAGAGGGATTGTTCCCGGGAATGATCCAGCCTTAAACTTGAACACTACTGACGCTGAAGACAACAGCTACGACATGATTGACCCCTACAGCGCCGGGTTTACTGTTACCGATGCTGGATATGATATGAATGAAAGTGGCTCAACCTACATCTTCTACGCAATCGCATAACTACATCAACGGCATCACGAAAGGATCACTCTGATGGCTGAATACAGACACACAGAAACAGGCGAAGTCAAAACCCAAGGGCAATGGCGGAGCCACTACAGCAACGTCTCGCTGCCTCGCACATGGAAGACTGCGACACTTGCTGGCCTTAGCCTAGAGGCTGTCCTAGCTTCACCAGCGGCTACCACAGGCGCATATCAAACGTCTGTGCGTGACGGCGTTGAGCAAGACGCCAATGGCAACTGGGTTGAAAAGTATGTTGCCAGAGATATGTTCTCTGACACTACAGAGGATGGCGTAACAACCACCAAGGCGGAGCATGAGACTGCTTATCAGGCTGGCCTTGATGCCAAGGTAGCCGAAAGCAATCGCACTAAGCGTGATGGCTTGCTGGCTGCAACAGATTACTTTGCTTTAACGGATGTAACTATGGACGCGGCTATGACAACATATCGTCAGGCTTTGCGTGATGTTACCAGCCACGCAAACTTTCCAAATCTAGACGATGCCGACTGGCCCACGAAACCTTAAAAGGGGAGAAGGCACATGCCGTTAATCCCTCTTAACATACCCGCGGGGCAGTATCGCAACGGCACTGAGTACCAATCTCAAGGTCGTTGGCGCGACGCTAATTTAATCCGTTGGCACGAAGGCGCTCTGCGTCCCGTCGGCGGCTGGCGTCAGCGCGGAAGCGTTGATCTAGACGGCGTTACTCGCACGATGGCTGCTTGGGAAACCAACAGCGGCAGTCGGTTTGTGGCATTTGGAACGTACAATAAGTTGTACGCCATGACGTCTGGCAATGTTGTAAGTGACATTACGCCTGCTGGCTTTACGGCTGGCCGCGTGGACGCAACCTCGTTTACCAGCTACGGCGGCGGAAATTACGGAACCAGCCTTTATGGTTTGCCGTCAGAAGACACTGGCAACCTTTCCCCAGCTACCACATGGAGCTTGGAAAACTGGGGCGAATACTTGCTGGCCACAACAGCAGACGATGGCAAGATTTACGAATGGCAGCTTAACGGCGCAGCACCAGCGGCAGTATTATCTAATGCTCCGGTAGACTGCTCTGGCATGATGGTGTCAGAAGAGCGGTTTGTGTTTGCCTTTGGCGCAGGCGGAAACCCTCGCAAGGTTGCATGGTCTGACCGTGAAAATAACAACTTGTGGACGCCAGCGGCAACAAACGAAGCTGGTGACATTGAAATTCAAACCAACGGCATTATCCTCAAGGGCCTTCGCACACGCGGTCAGTCTCTTATCCTAACGGATCAGGACGCCCACACCGCAACTTACAGTGGCCCACCATTTGTCTATGGCTTTGAGCGTGTAGGTACATCTTGCGGGTTAATCGCGGCCAACGCTGCTGCGTCAATTGACGAGGGCGTAGTCTGGATGGGCCAGCGTTCATTCTTTATCTACGCTGGCGGCTCCGTCAAAGACTTGCCATGTGAAGTTTCCGACTATGTGTTTAGCGACATGAACAATGACCAAAGGTCAAAAGTTCATGCCGTAGTAAACAGCCGCTTTAACGAAATCTGGTGGTTTTATCCCAGCGCAAGCAGCATAGAATGCGACAGCTACGTTGCCTTTGACTACGCTGAAAACATTTGGACTACTGGCACGATTGACCGCACTGCGGGTGTAGACCGTGGCGTGTTCCGCCAGCCGTTCTGGATCGCTGCCGACGGTATTCTGTATGAGCAGGAAATTGGCTTTAACTACGGAACCCAAACGCCATACGCCGAAACTGGGCCAATCGCAATCGGCGTTGGTGAGAACGTAATGGCTGTGCGGGGAATGATACCCGACGAAAACACATTGGGTGATGTGACTGCCACGTTTAAGACGCGCTTTTATCCAACTGACACTGAGCGTGATTATGGCCCGTATAATATGGCCAACCCGACCAGCCTTCGCTTTACCGGGCGGCAGATTAGAATGCGCGTAACTGGTAATGCAGAGTCAGATTGGCGCGTTGGCATCATGCGACTTGACGCAGTGGCGGGTGGCCGTAGGTGAGTAGAATGCTTCCCCCTATTACGCTGGATATAAACCAGTGGGCCGAAAATATGCGGCGCTACCTTGGCCGGGCTTTAGATCAGCTTGGCTTTAAGGAAACTTACTCTTCGGCCTCTCAGCCCGGCGTAATTCTGTGGGATAATGTGAACGGTTATCCGGTGGTTTCAAAAGGTGGCGAGTGGCGGCAGATTGTTTTGGAAGATGGCCACGCTAACTTCATCAAGACTGCCGACGTTACCGCCGCCCTAGCCAACACTGCATACAAAATAACCTATGACGCCCCGGTGGGGAACTCTGGCATTACGCAGGGGACGCCTGCATCTCGCATTGTATTCGAGGAAGCTGGGGAATACGTCTTGGCGTTTTCAGCGCAAGTGTCATCAACTTCTGCCAGCACCGTACACTTTTACTTTTGGCCCAGCATAAACGGAGTTGACGCAGCCAACAGCGGCATGGCGACTGCGCTGCACCAGAACAACGCAACCTTAGTTACGTCTCGCACCCAAATCTTTACAGTGGCTGCTGGCGATTATCTTGAGGTCAACTATATGTTTGACAGCACCAACGGTTTTTTAAATTACACAGCCGCAGCGTCGCCAGTCCCAGCAATTCCAGCGTCAACTTTGTCAATTACGAGGTTACATGGATAACGAACTAGAAAGATGCAAGCCTTGGATTGAAGCTGCCTTAGACTACTCAGGCGGCACTCACGACTTTATTGACGTGGCTGAGGGCATATACAAAGGCACGATGCAGTTGTGGCCGACGCCAAAGGGGTGCATAGTAACTGAAATCGTGGTATATCCACGAAAGAAGTTGTTAAACGTATTTCTTGGCGGTGGCGAACTGGGTCAAATTTTGGATATGCACGACGATGTGATAGAATGGGCCAAAGCGCAAGGATGTGTAGCATTGACTATGACAGGACGTTTTGGCTGGAAAAAACCATTGGCGAAGCACGGCTGGAAGCCACAGCATTCGTCTTATGTTAAGGAGTTTAAGTAATGTCTAAGGGTGGATCAACGTCCTCAACGGTTACAATACCAGAATACATTGAGGCCGCAGCGCAGCGCAACCTGAACAAAGCTGAGAAAATATCACAGCTTGGCTATGTGCCTTATTACGGTGCAGATGTTGCTGCGTTTACGCCTATGCAAGAAGCTGCGTTTCAGAACACGGCTGACGTTGCTGGCGCGTTTGGAATGACGGCTCCCTCATCTCAGCAAGACATTATGGGTGGAATGCCTGCCGCGACTACATACGCCAACGGTGTGCGTGGTTATTCCGCAGCCCCACTTTATGAGCAATCCTTGCAAACATTAGCT